GTTTCCCAGTCACGATCAAGCGGTGCACCATAAACTTCTTGATTAACATCAGGCTCTATAATATGACAGATATTTTCTGCTTTATACTTATGGGGTTCGGCCCAGCTATGCGTGGCAAAGTAGTAGCTTTCGCCATCAGTACCCACACGCATGTACTTCCCTAGTGGCACGTTTAGCTTCATAGTTTTTTTGGATCTTGACTGTACTCGCTCAACGTATGCGTTGCCAAACGTCAAATGATCTAGTGCAAGCTTACTGAAATCACGATGTGATAGTAGAGGATGCGGTATAAAAGTACTGGCCAAAATATTGCGCTTAACAAAAATTGCACTACTATGATGTGGTGATGCTCTCATGGTTTTAGACAAAGCATCTGGATCGTACGGTGGCGCATACCATAGCTGATGATTATGACATTCACCCCAGTACAGACTTTGCCACTGCTCCATCACTGGTATCGGATCGCCAAACGTGAAAGCCTCCATACCTGGTACTTCTACTGCATCAATGTTTTCAGTTTCACTCATTTAATATATCTCCAGTGCGGATTCGTCATCACCTTGAGCAATTGCCAAAGGTTCTCTATGTAGTGCATGCATAAGCGCCCACGCTAAGTCAGCATGGCCAGTATCTTCATTGCGATCGGCTTTATAAGTAACTGCCCTTTCGCTATTAGTAATTGTTTTATGGATCGATGTGAAAGCCCCTACTACATCTGTCCATTCGTGATCAAAGGATAAACGGCCCTTCTTAATAACGTCTTTAGTCTTCAGAACAAACTGCTGTTTGAGCTCTGGGCTATAGTGTAGTTTGACAGCTTGTGGGTAGAACTTAATCACTGACTGATAAACACCAATGCCAAGGCCGGTCACATCAATCGCTATATATTCAACGTTATATTTCTCCGTCATCTCTCTGATGACGTTTGCCTGTGCTTCAAAGTCTGGGTTTTTAAACTGCAAACGCTCTATGCCGCGTATCATGCCGTTTGGTGTGGTTGGTGCTGCTAATATCACAAGTCCAGCGCTATCACGGCTCAATGACGGATCATAGCCAAGCCATACTGGCTGATTACCAAGTGGCCTTGGCGTGTAAGGCTTCCAGTCATCCCATATCTCTAACGTATCGACCATGCATGATTGCAACTCAGAAACGCTAAATGCTGATAATGTATCGTCAATAAACTCACACATCAGCAAGTTATTGAACTCGTCCTCGCTGTATTCCATCCGCAAGTCATCAATGTCGAACAGGTCACAACCACCGTTCATAGCGTCATAGACATTGACGACTTGCCGCCATTGTTTATCACCGCAGACTTTGCCATTCTTCAGATTATGCGGAGTCACATCTATTTCGATGCGATCGTCACCTTTACGGCCACGGTTATACAGTTGGCCAGTCCAAAACTTATATGCTTGATGTTGCTTGGATGATGGTGTCGATATGTATGTCTGACGCCATTTTTTGTGCATCGCCATACCTGATGCGACTTTTCTGAATTCAATAAACTTATGAATCCAGAAGTATTCATCCATATATACGTTGCCGTGATACGACTGTGCAGTGCGGCTATTGGTGCCTAAAAAATATAAGGTCGCGCTGTAGTCTTTTTCGGGCCCTTCTATGTTTAGCGTGATCGGATCACCGGTCAGTTCTATCCCTGCAGTTTCCATCGCCCATGCAATGATGTATTCGCGGAATACACGCGCCTGAGCCTTGGATGCTGATAAAAATATTTGATTACGGCCAGTCTCAATGGCATCAAGAAAAGCTTCACGCGCAAAGTACCAAGTTGCGCCAATTTGGCGTGACTTTAATAGGTTACGGATACGATTAGTGAGACCTGCGCTGTACCAGACTTTTTGATAATCAAATAAGCAATCTCTGAATGAATCTTTGAACTTATCGATATCATCCATCTGAATAACGTTTGAAGGATTTTTTTGTCCTGCTTTGCGCCCACGGTTGGATAGGTTGGGATTGAGATCCGACTGTTTGCCAGACTCTTTATATTTATGGATCTTGGCCATTCTCTCTACTTGACGACCAAGCAGATCAATCTCTTTGAAGTCTTTACCAGTCTTATCGTCCTTGTTAATCAGCTGAACCATACGCGCTTCGAGCGTGGACTCTACTCGATCTAGAGGCTTTGCCTCATCCCAGCCGTCTGATTTTTTCCATCCATCTACGGTCGTGCGCGGCGTACTGACCATCTCGCTAATCGCGCTGATACTCCAACCTTGCCAATAGAGACCACGGGCAACAGTTTTTGGATTTTCGCCAGTCGGTAGGGTGATAAGGGCAGACATTAACGCAGCTCATAAGGGTATGACGCTACTTTGGTTTATCAGCCTCTCTATATCATGCTTGTTTTGCGTGTATTTGCTCAATCCACGCTTTTTTGTTTTGTTTTTGCATATCGCAATAGGTCAAAGTAAAGCTTTGAAATTATGACCCCTAAACTCTCATTATTTACATCATGGACCGTCTATGACTACCAAGACTTTTCGAGTTGCACGAGCTGGCCAAACTACAGACGGCCGTGAAATCACTCGTGACCACATTATTCAAATGGCCGCCGGCTATAATCCAGAAGTATACGGTGCACGGGTGAATTTAGAACATTACCGTGCAATGTTCCCAAATTCTGACTTTCGCTGTTATGGCGATGTGATATCGCTATCGACTGAAGAAGTTGATGATCATTTATATCTATTGGCAGAAGTTGATCCAACGCCTGAATTGATCGCGCTCGCCAAGTCGAAGCAAAAGGTTTATTTCTCTATTGAGTTCTATCCAGAATTTGCTGATACCAAAGAAGCTTATATGGTTGGTTTAGCTTGTACCGATAGTCCTGCCTCACTTGGCACGAGCTATATGAAGTTTTGCCAACAGAACCCCGACGACAGCCCTTTATCTGCTCGCAAACAAAACCCTGACACCTACATTTCCACTGCCGAAAGCGCTTGGGAATATAAAGAAGAGCCAAAATCAGTCTTTGCAACCGTCAAAGATATGTTTGCCGCACCTGTCACACCTAAAACAGATAAAGACAAAGAGCTAGCCACCGCACAAGCTTTTGCTGAACTACCTGCAACCATCAAAAGCTTCCAAGATGTTATGCAAACAATGGCAAGTTCTATTGACACGATCAACGCCTCTGTTGGGCATTTGAACACCACGGTATCTGATTTTGCTGAAAAGCAAAACGAAGTTGAAACGTCTTTGAAGAGCGTTCAAGACAATCTTGATAATACGCCTGAAGACAATTATACCCAGCGTCCAGCTGCAACCGGCTCATCTGATTACGTCAAATCTGACTGCTAATACTACCTAATAGCAATACTTAACTGACTACTACACACATTAGGACATCACTATATGAAAACTATTACCCGTCAACAGTTTAATGGCTATTTGGCAAATCAAGCACAGCTGAACGGTGTACCCAATGCGACTGATCAATATACTGTCGTGCCATCAGTCCAACAAAAAGTTGAAGTGCGAATCCAAGAATCTAGCGAGTTCTTGAAAAAGATTAATATCATCCCTGTAACTGATCAAAAAGGTGAGGCACTTGGTCTAGGTATCAGCGGTGGTATCGCAAGCCGTACCAATACTAAAAGTGGCAAACGCCGCGACCCTAAAAACGTTGGCGAAGTTGGTCTTCTTTATACTTACGTCTGTGAACAAACTAACTTTGACACAGCGATCAACTATAGCAAGCTTGACGCTTGGGCCCGTGTCCCTGAGTTCCAAGAGAAAATCCGCGATGCAGTCGTCAAGCAGCAAGGTCTTGATCGCATTACGATTGGCTTTAATGGCACCGAAGTCGCCGCCGATACTGATATCGAAGCAAACCCACTATTGCAAGATGTGAATATTGGCTGGTTAGAGAAATGGCGTACCAAAGCACCTGAATCAGTCATGACTGAATCAGAAGTCGGTACAGGTCAAGTTTCTGTTGGTGCTAGTGCTGAACACTACAAAAACCTTGATGCCCTGGTCAAAGATTGCCGTAATCAGTTGATTGATCCTATCGTCCGTGATGACAGTGCGTTACGTGTCATTTTAGGTCGAGATCTGCATGATTCGCGTGACTTTAATATGGTCAACGACAACAACACGCCAAGCGAAGTCATCGCAGTAAACAGCCTATTGATGCTCGATAAGGTCGGTGGCGTGCAAATTGAGTCTACCCCTCCGAACTTCCCAGCTGATGCCATCCTGATTACTCCATTAGACAACTTGTCTATCTACTATCAAGATGAAAGCCGCCGTCGCCATCATAAAGATGAGCCTGAGTATGATCGTGTCGCATTCTACGAGTCAGACAACGAAGCTTATGTTGTTGAAGACTACAAAGCCGGTTGCTTAATCGAAAACGTTGTACTGGTCTAACCAGTACAGCAGTTTCACAACCTAATGTAGCCAAAAGACTCAATGAAGGATTAAATAATGACAGATAAAACAACCCCAGCGGCTCGACACCGCCAAAAAGCTTTATCACAAAAAGAAGTAACCAATATCACTGCGGGACCTAATCAAGCCTATCGCATGTTGCAACTAAAATTGCGTGAAGATAAGCAGGCATTAAAGTCTAAGCAATCTATCCAAGCCAAAATTGAGCTGAAGCGCGAATTGGTTGGTCATTATGACGAATGGATCAATGCAACTTTAACAGCCGGCAAAGGTGATCAAGACAATCTCTTGACTACTTTAATGCTATGGCATATCGACATTGGCAACTTTGGCCGTGCGCTTGATATCGCTGAATACGCGATGAAGCATGATTTGAAAATGCCAGACGCACATCAACGTACGCTCGCTACTGTCGTCGCTGAAGAAATTGCTGATACTGCTAAGAAATTAGCAACTAGCAATGAAATTGATGATGAGCAAATCGCTCAAGTACTACGCGCATCCACTATTACCCCAGGATCGTGACTGGGAAAC